GAGCACGCTCGCGAAGGAACTCGGCCTTTCCCGCCAAGCGATCTACGACGCTCGCAACCGCTTCCCTGACGCACCGAAAAAGCACGAGGACGGACGCCGCGAGAACTTGGCCGCGTGGCAGCAGTTCTGCGCGGAGAACGTGATAGGCAAAGACGTAGCGACGAAGAACCTCGCCGAGCTCAAAGCCGAGTTAATGCGCGAGCAAATCCGCCTAGCCCGCAGCAAAAACGAGCGCGAGTCCGGTGATGTCATCGACCGCGAAGTCGTCGAGGCCATGCTCGTCACGCTCGGGCAGAAGCTCAACCTGCTCCTGCGCCTCAAGCTGGAGGTCGAGCTGGGGCCGCGCGGCGTCGGGATGAACGCGGCGGAGTTGAACGTCGAGGGCGGTGTCATCCTGCAAGAGATTCGAGAGGTCGTGAACGCGAACATTGCGACGTTCGAGGGCGAGGCGTTGGATCGGTCGAGGGAGGGAGAGGGGCAAGCGTGACCGCCTCCGACCTCCTCTGTGCCAAGCTGCGCCTGCCGCAGCCCGACCGCTCGCCGATTTACGAGTGGGCGCGCAAGCACATCATTTTGCCAGAGTCCTACGCGACAAGCGGCCCATTCAACGTGAAGATTTCGCCGTGGCTTATTCCGATCTTCGACGCGCTGCAAAATCCATTGGTGCGCCGCGTTCACTTTCGCAAAGCCGTGCAAATCGGCGGCACGCTCGTGGCTGACATCTGGGTGCCGTGGCTCATCTGCAACGACGCCGGACCCATCTCGTGGACGATGCAGACCGACGAGATGATCGACCGGCACGCAAAGTCTCGGCTGAACCCGATCTTCGAGTCGTGCAAGCCCGTGGCCGCGATGCTCCCGCGCGTCGGGCCGCACCGGACGACGACCGAGATTTACTTCGGTGGATTCTTTTTCCTGCTCAATCCTGCGAACCTTTCCAGCCAGCAAAGCCAGTCGATTCGTTACAAAATAAATGACGAAATCTGGCTCCCAAAATGGGCGGACATTTACGGCCACGCCGTCGCCCGCGTCTCTCGCTTCGAGGAAGTCGGGCGCTCGAAGATTTACAACACGTCGCAAGCTCCGATTATGGACCTCGAAACCGGCAACGTGGAGGACACGAGCTTCCGCCAAGGCAACCAGCAGGAGTGGAGCACGGAATGTCCGTCGTGCCGCAAGGTTCATCCGCTCGCCTTCACGCTCGAAAAGAACGAGGACACCGGACTGCGTGGCGGCGTGGTCTGGGATGCCGCGGCAAAGCGAGATGACGAGACGTGGGACGTGCCGCGGGCGGTCGCCTCGTGCCGATTCCGTTGCCCACACTGCGGTCACGAGTCGCCCGACACTGACACGACGCGCAACGGATGGAAGCGCGCCGGTCGCTTCGTGCCGCTGAACCCGACTGCGCCGGCGGAGATTCAGAGCTTCCGCGTGGAGTCACTGGTCAGCCGGCCGATGCGGCTGCTCGTCGAGGAGTTCTGCGAGGCCGACAATCACCACGTCAGGCAAGGCGATGATAAGATGAAGATCGAGTTTCGCACGAAGCGCGAAGCAAGGCCGTGGATCGTCGAGAAGAAGGTGGTGAACTTGTTCGTCACCAAGTCCGACTACACCGTCGCGCAGTTCTCGAACGGCGAGGGCATCGAAGGCGAGGTCATCCGGTTCATGGCCGTGGACCGGCAGCAGGACCACTGGTGGGTGGAAATCGGCGCGTTCTCCTCGGCGACGGGGCCGACCTACAAGCAACTTTACTTCGGGCGCATCGAGACGCGAGACCAGCTTCGCCAGATGCAATACCGCTACAAAGTGCAGGACGCGTGCGTCGCTCAAGATCGCGGTTACCGACCGGCTGACGTGGACCGCGACTGCGCGGACTTCGGGTGGCGAGGGATGCGCGGGCACGCTCGCAAGACTTGGACCATGCGCGACGAGGCGACCGACAAACTGATCAACTTCCCGTTCTCGGAGCCGCGAGTGAGCGACTACCGAGGCGGGGACGTCTATTACTACGACTGGAGCGGGGATTACTTCAAAGACCTTTTGGCGAACGCGCTCGAGGCCAAGGGCGACCTCAAGTGGCTATTGCCGGCCGATGTCAATCCGCTCTACCTCGAACACCTCAAGGGCGAGTCAAAGGTCGAGATTCGCACGGGCGTCTGGGAGTGGCGCGAGGTGAAGAGCAACGCGCCGAACCACGGTCTCGACACCTCGGCGATGCTGCTCTGCATGGCTACGATTGCGAACGTCGTGCGATACACGCCAGTGAAGGACTGAGCCTAGTTTGACGTTTCGGGCACAAGTATGCTCGACAACCCATTCCTCGGACTGGACAGCGCGACCCTGACGGCGCTCAAAACCAAGACGATTGACGCCATTCAGGCCGTGCTCCTGAACCAGAGTTATTCGTTGAACGGCAAGAGCGTGAGCCGCGCGGACCTCAACGCGCTCAACAATATGCTCGGCAATCTGCAAGACGCATTGACGGACGAGGCGGGCACGTCCACCGATACGACCTTCGTCAGCTTCACCGGCAACTGAACAACATGGAAAACGACATTTTCGACGCGTCAAAATTGATCGCACAAAAGCCGTGGCTCGACCGCGCGCTCGAAAACATCGCGCCGACATGGGCGCTGAAACGGCTAGAGGCTCGCGTCGCCAAGTCACTTTTTGAATACAATGCGGCGCGGACGAATCGGCTGTATGCTCCGAAACAATACGCGCAGCCAGCGGAGTCGTCACAGAACCAGCGCGACCGCGTGGTAATGATGTATGAGGCGCAAGACTTGGTGCAGAATTTCCCCGAGGCTCGCGAAATCTCCCGCAAGTTCGGGACGTATCTCACGCCCAACGAGTATTCACCGACGACGGGCGACCGCGACTACAACCAGACCATCAGCGAGTATTTTCATGCGTGGTGCAAGACGTGCGACGTGACGAACCGGCACAGCTTTAAAAAGCTCGTGCAGCTCGCCGCAGAGGAGCGTCCGGTCGATGGCGATTGCGGCTTCGTCATCCGTCGCAGCGGCGAAGGGCTCAAGCTGCAACTCGTGCCCGCGACGCGCATCGGAAATCCGAATGACACGGCGGTCGCGTCGAATAACTACTTTCAAGGAATCATCACGAACGACTTCGGCCAGCCGGTCGCTTATCGCATTTTCCGAGTGACTCGCGACGGCGTTTATTTCGGAGCGGAGGACATTCCAGCGAATCAGTTTTGTCACTACATGGACCCCTTTCGTGTGGACCAGTATCGAGGCATCACAGATTTCCACGCAGCGATTCAGACGGCGCGGATGCTTCACGACATCCTGCAAGCCGAGAAGGCGGGCGTGCGTTTCTCGTCGCAACAGGCGGCGCTCATTTTCAACGACCGCGGCATCGCGAATCCGCGCAATTTGTTCCAGCCGAATCCCGCGCTCTCGCTCCCGAGCGGGCAGCAGCAAAAGAACGAGCTGACCGAGGTGGGCATGATTCGCTACTTCCAGAACAGCGACCGCGTCGAGGTAATGCCATCGCGTCCGTCGCAGGCGTTCACAGGGTTCGTGCAGCATCTTATGCACGAAATCGCTCTGGGCGTGGGCGTGCCCGAGGGAGTGTTGTTCGGGACACAGGACTACAAAGGCCCAAGCGTCCGCGCCGAGTTCGCCGCAGCCGATCGCGTGTTTACGCGCCAGCAGGGCGTGCTCACCGACAAGGTTCTCGACCCGATCAAGGACGCCGTGATTCTCGACGCCATCGCGCGCGGTGAAATCCCGCCGCCTCCGCTGCTCGCGGGCGAGACGATGGTTCACGCGCTACGCCGCGCGACCTCGGGCGAGTGGCGTTTCCCCGCAAAGCTCTCGATCGACGTGGGCCGCGAGTCGGCCGCGAACATGAACGAGAACCGGCAAGGCGCAAAGTCCTTGCAGGAAATCGCAGCCGAGGAAGGCACGGACGCGTTCACGCGATTGGAGCAGATCGCAATCGAGGCGGCTTACGTCAAGCAGCTCGCCGAGAAATACGGCGTGCCCGAGACGGCGATTCGGCTCACGACGAACTCCTTGCCGAGCACGCCAGCGGCCGCAGCCGCAGCAGGCGACGCGGTGGGCGTCAGCGCGGCAGAGGCGCAGGCGGCGAGCGTCACGGCTTCCGCGACGGGCGGCGAATCGACGGACGTGGCCGCGATTGCGGGCGTCGAGTCCTTCCCTGACGTATCGCCAGAACTCGCACCGCTCAACGGCGCGCAGATTGCGGCGGTGCTTTCCATCCTCGAGAATTTACGCGCGGGCGATCTCACGTCAGAAGCAGCCGAGTCGCTGATGATCTCCGCAGGCATGGCGAAAGAATCCGCGAGCAAGGTCGCCGGTTCCGTTGCGGGACTTCCGAAACAGCCGTCGAAAGTATCAGCTTCGGCGATGCACAACCGCATCCGACTTGCTCGCGCGCACGAGGACAGCAACCTCGTCACGATCAACTTCGCGGATGGCTCTTACATCCCGACGAACGCAATGGCCGACAACGCGCGCCGCGCGCTCGCCATTCGTGAAAAGAAACCGATGTCTCAGCGCGGCATGACCAGCGTCGGCATCGCGCGGGCTCGGGATCTCATCAACAAGCGCCCGATGTCGGAGGACACCGTGCGGCGGATGAAAGCCTTTTTCGACCGCCACGAGGCCGACAAGCAAGGCGAGACGTGGGACCAGCAGGGCAAGGGCTGGCAGGCGTGGAATGGCTGGGGCGGAGACGAAGGCTATTCGTGGGCCACGGCCATCGTCGAGCGGCTGAACAAGCAGGCGGAGCAGTCGAAGCAACTGGAGACAAATCCAATTCAGATTCGCCGCGCGCTTTCCGCCGAAGCGGAGTCAGCCGCCTCGCCCGAGGAATGGCTCGATGCCGTGCAGACCTACCGCAAGAAACAGATTGGGCGACTCGATACGCTCAAGGACTTGGTGACTGAAAGCAAAAGCATCGTCGAACTGAGCAAGCCGAAATCGGGAAATAATTAACATGATCAACACGCAGACCCAAATCGACAGCCTGATTGACTTGGCTGTAATTCAGCGCACGGAGCTCAAGCAGCTGATCGAATCCCTGCCGCAACTGCGCGACCACCTCTCGTCGGAGATTGAGCGCAACCTCGAAGAGATTGAGCCAGCGATTCGCTCGGAGCTCGAGCAGTTCGTCGCGGCTC